TTAGCAACGTGTTTCTCTCAGATCGAGGTCTTTCTCGGTCATATGCCGGTTTTTATGCCCCAGCAGCCGCTGGCAGAATTCCGTTCCGTACTGTGTCTGGTACATGCGTGAGGAAAGGCTGCGGATCTCATGAAAAGAGGGTGGGTAGATCTCTTGAACCCGTCCGCACTTATCCATTCGCCGGGAGAAACCTTTGGTCAGGGTATCGGGCACCAGGGCTCCCCCCGGCCTCCTGTTGAGGCGCGAGCGCTGGGAGTTGAGCAGGTAGTCGCTCGGCCCCGGTAGCCGGCAGCGCGCCAGTACCTCGCGCAGTCGCAGCGGATAGTCACCGAGCTGCAGATGGAGATCGAGGGTCATCGCCAGTCTGGCGCCGGTCTTGCGCTGGATCACCCACAGTTTATCTTCCCGGATATCCTGCCAGCGGAGCGCGCAGAGATCTTCCCGCCGTTGCCCCGTGAGCAGGGCCAGTTCAATGCTGCGCGGTAGCCATGGTTTATGCGACTCCAGCTGGAGCGCCTGCGCGTAAACGGTCTGCAGCATCGTTTCTGTCAGGCGGCGGCGCTTGACCCGGATCGGCGGCGTACGGGTCTGCGTCACCGGATTGTAGTCGATGAGGCCCGCGGCGATGGCCTCGCGAAATAGGGCGTTGAGAAAGGAGCGCATCAGACCCGCGGCGGAAAGGTGGCCGATCAGCACATAGTGGTGTAGCAGCGAGGCGATGTCGCGGGTGGTGACCTGAGCGATATTCTTCTGCCCGATCACCGTTTGTACGGCCTTGATCTGTGAGCGCCTGGCGCGCAGGGTATTGGCGGCTACGCCGCGGTAGCCGAGGATCCGCAGATACTCCGCCATCCATTGGCTGACGCTGGGGCACGCTTCCTCCATCGGTCGCTGGGTGGCGATATACTGGTTGGCCTCTTGCGCCTGGCGAACGGCCTCGTTTTTTTTGATATAGCCCAGGGGCATCTCCTGCCCACTGAGGGGATTGCGCCAGATGAAAAACCCGCCCTTACAGTACAGGTTGTCCGGTAATTTTGGCGTAGCGCTGTCATCGTTATTTTGGACCATTTTTTAGCCTCTCCAGCAAGGTGGGGGTAGACGCCGCCGTGCCGTCGGGAACGGTGGGCTGCTGCCAGGGTGGCAGGTAGCGGGCATCGCTCTGAATACGGTAGGCGTGGCCGTGGCGGTAGGGCTGTGGGTAAATATAGCCGCGCCGGATCCAGCGCCGGACGGTGTCCACACAGGGTGGCTTATCGAGATAGACTTGCCGGGCCCACGCCGGGATGGTGAGGTAGGTTGTCATGGCTGGCTCCGGGGAAAGGGGGATCGTCAGCGCCTAGTGTGCATAAGCTGGAACGCGTGTTATATAGTGTTCCATATAAAGGAACACTGTGACTTGCCATGATCAAAAGCTTCAAGCATCAGGGGTTGAAAAAATGCTTCCTCAACAATGATAGTGGCGGACTTGAGCAACACGTGGTGCCACGGATCAGGACACGGCTGACCACCATTGATGCGGCAGACTGCATCGACGGTATCAACATGCCCGGCTACGATTTGCATCCACTGAAAGGCGATCGCAAAGATATCTGGTCGATAAAAGTGTCTGGCAATTGGCGTATCACTTTCCGCTTTATCGATGGTGATGCGGAGATCCTGAATCTGGAGGACTATCACTGATGAAAATGGCTAACCCTGCGCATCCCGGCGAAATCATCGCTGAGACACTGGAGGATATGCATATCAGCCTGCGGCAGTTCGCCAAGGCGATGGATATTGCGCCCTCCACCGCCAGCCGGCTGATCTCTGGCCACACCTCGGTCACCCCGGAAATGGCGCTGCGCCTGTCTGTGGTGCTCGGCAGTACGGCAGAAACCTGGCTCAAGATCCAGAACCACTACAGCCTGAACGAGGCCAGAAAAACCACTGACCTGTGCCACCTGCACCGCTTGGTAGTGGCCTCCTGAGATAGCAGGAACGCCGGTCATTCAGTGGATCTCGTCCTCTGGCAAGCTTGTGTTCTCTTACCCGAGGGATGGATACCTATTTTCAGGAGTGATCCATACAATCCTTACACCACAGCGTCAGCCCATCTTTCCGCTTGCTGTTTTTGTAGAAACTGGTTTTCCGTCGGCGGCGCTTACACTTAGGGCAATACTTCATCTGCTTAGTATTACGGGGCGCCGAGAGGCATTCGGCACACCATGTGGTATAGCCGTCAGGATGCTTGCTGGAACGCCTAAATTTGCTCAGTTGGAGAGTGCGGCCACAGCGTGGGCAAATTTTTGTATTCTCTGTCATCATCGGTTCATGCTCAATAATATTGACGGAGTGACGGTGAACAGCCTGGGGTTGTGCACTGCGGAGGGCTGGACGAGGAGAAATGTAGCCTTGGGAGGAACTCATTGAATAGGGAGCCTTCGCTGGGATAAACCTCTCTTTTGAGAGAGCCTGACGCTGCCTCATCTCCTGCAAATAGCGATCATGGTTATCTGAGATAAGGGTCATTTTATCCTGATTTCCCTCAATATTATGGTACTGGGTAGAGGTGCTATTGATAGTTCTTGTTCTATTTATCTGGATGTTGCCATCATTGGTTTTTATTGTTTTGTTTTGTGTTATCACTGTCTTATCAGATACAGTCGTTTTATCCCGAGTGATGTAAATAATTAGTACGAATATGATGGCGACAAGGATTACTATATCCATAACGCAACCTATTGTTTTTATGGGATTGATATATTACTGGGGCGAATGTCAGCGCGAGCTATCCTTCTTAATATACCACTCTAAATAACGGCAACTTTTACCATCTACCCTATAACCCTCATCTGAAAAACTGCATCTATAAGAATAGGCATCCGCCCGGAGAATGGGAGCGTAGATATAAGATAGAGACATAATCGCCACAGAAATGATAAGCGCTATACACCATATGATAATTTTTATATTCCCAGACAAGATCGCTTTAACATCCATAGTATCCATATCGGTTTCAATCCTTATGGTATCATTTTTATGAATTTTCCCGACTGTCGTTTCACTTGAATACTCTGAGTATGTATCACTATCTTCCGCACAAATCATCTATTTTTTTATAGGCTGATTTTTTCAATCAAACAAATATGTTACTCATTTTTTTAATCTGTTATTTTTAAATGGCATTTATACCGATCTTCCATATCACGCCCGGCAGACCTCCCCACCGGGCGCCCCAGGCTACCCTGCTCGCCGCGTCAGCCGGGCCAGACTTTGCCGCTCGACGTTGTTCAACTGGGAGCGGGTCTCCCCCAACAGACTCAGCTGCCTGAACTCATGCTGAATATGGTTCAACACTGGGCGAAGTTCGCCACGGTTACGCACCATCTGCTGTAGCACCTGCTTTTCAAGCTGCTGGATTAGGCGGCGGGTTTCATGGCTGATCTCCATGATGCGCTGCAGCTCGCGGGCCAGTGCAGGCAAATCGGCGGCGGTAAAGGGATATGGGGATGGCACGCCGGTGGCCTGACGCAGTGCGTACCAGACGCCCTGATTCCAGGCGGCGCGGAACCGGAACGGGTTAACGATGGAGTCGATCAGCCATTTCAGGTTTTTTATCTCCCCGTCGGAGAGCTGCTGTGGCTTAGGGGTTGAGTACGCGCCCTGCTGGCGGGTGAGCAGCTGCCTTTCCATGCGGTTGAAAGCGGCGATATAGGCCTCTTTGAATGCGGCGGCACGCTTACCGGTAAAGCCCATGACCAGAAAGACGAAACCGTCCTTGGTCATTTCGTAGGCATCCACTTCCCGTTGATCAAACCCCGCCTGTGCGGTTACTACGATGGCCGAAAAGTTGGCCGTCGTGAAAGCTGGGGAACATTCAAGGTTTCTGATCTTTTCCAGAACGTGTTTATGCTGCTTGCCAAAAAAATCGGCAACGGCAACAGATGTTGTAATTGGGTGACTATCACGAATGGTGACACTAGGAGTGTGCTGGGGGAATTTGGTAGTCATAGTTTGCGTCCTACTGAGTATTTTGATTAACCCCTTTTGAGAGGGTGACCGGGCGCTCAAAACCGTCAGTAGTCGGCGGGCATATTCCCATCGCTGGTATTGTATTAGCCACACGCCCGGTCATAAACCAAGAACTCAGGACACAAAAAACCGCATGTCTGTCGGGCGCGGAGGCCGCGACTGAAGATGTTTTGAGCACCTGAGCGGACTATACTCCCGGCATCGCGGGTAAAACCAATTCCGATTTATGATACTTTACTTACAAATCATAGGAATGCAATAAGAATAGTGGCCATCGATCACCGGTTTCTCGCCATTACGTCCGTAATGACAACGCTGACCGCAGCTGGGTATAGTGATTATTTTATAACGAATAAATGCAATGTTAAATTATCACCAATACTAATTTGATTAGTTAATTGTTGATTTTTCTACACCATATTTTTAGTCATTAGAGCAAGCAGTTTTTCCTTAACCAATTAGATGGAAGGTATAAATTCTTTCATTTATCTGGATTGTTTTTGAGTAATCTAATAGAGTTATTAACTATATTGAGTAAAACTGACTGGAGTTACGGTATAACAATGAATAGGCCTATTGCTTTCGCTGATCTTTTTCAGCAGATTAGAGAGTCAGAGGGGGCAGGTTTCCTAGATCGAGCTCATCAACGCAGTTTTTCACTAAATATATTTAAAATGAATGCGTTGGAGCTTCTTTGGTTATCCCAAAGAGTCAGGGATCCTAAGCAATGTATAGCATTAATGGCGGAGAAAAACCGTGAGGCAGGGATCCAAGCCCATCGAGAGCTAAATCGTCATATTCATAACTTCGTTTCATCCTCTTTGACCCTTGTTGAACATACGCGGGTATTCATGAGGACGCATTACGCAGGAACTGAAATTCTCACAATATATGAAAATAAAGCGAGAGATACTTTCGCTAACTCACCAGTAGCACAGTTTGTTCAAGGACTTCGCAACTACATGCTTCACAGAGGTTTGCCAAATTCTAGTATGTTTATGAAGTTCGAGGCAGCCCCTAGCGAAATGGATGGTTTTGGTACGATGGAAACAGGAGTGAGCTATGACACCGCCTCTCTTTTGGATTGGAAAGATTGGAAGTCAGTAGCTCGTACCTATATTGAACAAGCTGGGGAACATCTAGATATTCACGAAGTGACACAAGAGTACCTAGCACTAGTATCCAGATTCCATGATTGGTTGGATTCCATTTTAGAAAAATACCATCATTCCGATCTTCAAGAAGTTAGTCAACTTAAAATAAAACTTAATAAGATTAGCCCAGACAACGAACCTACTTTACAAACTAATCCGTCAGATTCTCTCCCTATTGAGCCATTTATGTTTACATCAGCTCATGCTGCTGAACTTGAACTGATCTCTTTTGATATTTTCGGGAAGGTTAAAGAGATTCGTATTCCGCATGAGGTAGATGATTTCGCAACTGAACGGCCTATAACTCTGATTACTGGTCAAGATATAATCGGAGACGTTATCTCCTGGGTGCAAGATGTTAATGGAGCTATGTCTATTATATTCTTCAAATATAATGAAAAAACCTATGGATTAGTAGAGAGTGATTATAAATTTCTTAATGAGCTAATTGATGTTGTCATGAAGGCAGCTTGGGCTCGCACAAAGATAAGTCGTAAGTTTGTTGAGACTACTTTCTTTAATTGGGTAAGACAACAATTTCCATCTGTTCAAATACCATTTTCAGAGGCATTGAGCGATGCAGTTAAAAAATCCGTCATGAATATTGAGGTCTTAGCTCCAATTGCTAATATGGAGGTCGAGCAAGGGTTTGACTTTGGCCCTGTTCGTATAGATTCTATTACCGCTAATACTATCGAAAACCTACGTAGCGGAGCACCTTTACCTTCCCCTGAGCAAGAGCCAGATGTTAGGCAGTTCTTTGAAAAATTGAAAAATGATATTCAAGGATATGCTACCGTAATTGTTTCTGTTGAGGCTGAGAAAAAATTTGCTGCAGAGCGAGCTTTTCAGATTGCTCAAGATGCTGTTGGTTTATTGAGCTTCTTTTCCCCTGCTGCTTCTTGCTCGTACATTTTCAATTCGGTAGCATTGGCAGGAACGGAGTACCTTCCAAGATCGAAACTAATTGTAAAGTATGAAGGCGGCTTTAGCCATACTGAATGCATTTTACCTAAAAATATAGGCTATTGGCGTCTATCTAAGCGGAGATTTGCAGAGATTAATTCTGAACTACTGAAAGCAGCTGCTTCACTCGTAGTGTCGGAGGGCTTGAGTGAGTTTGCTTTAGCGGTACGAGCGAGCATTCTAACCTACAGTAAGGGGACAACTTTGATAGTTCTGCAAGATCGCCTACGATATTGTTTATTTGCTCTTGAGAGTATCTTACTCAAGCATGACATGGAACCGAGAGCATATAGCGTGATTAATAGGATGTGCTCTATTCTTGTCAGCGGAGGAGCTGTTGGTGAAGATGTTAAGGCAGTTATCCAGCAAATCTATTGGTTACTGGATCAACCACAGTTGACTGAGTTAGGCGATAGAGAAAACTCATTGATCGCTACATTTATATCTTACACTTACTATATTTTACAAGTGGTGCTTGGTAATGTTGAACATTTCAGTTATAAAATTCAGTTTTTGGACGAAATTGATAGAATGGACAAATGTTAGACAATAATTATTGATAATATGTTGTAGCTAGTATTCACCTGTTAGCTGACAAGCGAGCACTTAAGCAAGAAAATAGTTACCAGTGGTAAAGAGTTCACTGCTGGTACTCACACTGTCTATCTACAATATCACCTGTGCACAGTACGATCACATCGACCCGATGCGATTCGCGCTTGCTGGCGATTTCTGCCCGGTTTAGGGCAGGGAGGTGCGCTAATTTTAAACCTAGCGCATGTGTGAATCGGGGTAGTCCTTCACGGTTGCTCCGTTTTGAATCCCCGATTGCCTGCGATCTGTCTCGGTACTGTTCCGTGTAGATGCATACTCAGCTGCGGCCTGTGACTCATCGCCATGACGCCCGTTATGACAGTGCAGACCGCAGGTGGGTATGATTATTTCAATAGCAAATTATAGTCTTGCTTATTTTATATTAGTCAATAATTGATCTCGTGGAGTAATTATACGGACAGTCGGGTTTGTGCTAGAAACGGAAGTTGCTACATATCTATTGTGTTAAAATCCACAGAGCATGAGTTAAGACGTTAAGTTATATTAATGTTGAAAATATTAAAAGGAACTCTCTATGGCTACTACTATGTATTTTGAAGAAATAATCAAGGATCAAGGAGGTAAAACCTCTATGGCTCTGGAACTCGGTCGATCTTCATACTATCCCGAAGACAGCATCTATTTAATTGTTGATGGAAAAACTGTAATAATGGATCTAAAAACTGCGAAAAAATTTGTTGATGCCGTAATTTCTGTTGGTTCCTATCATGGCTTGGTGGGATAATGCTTACCACTTATTACGGTTAATGGCATAGGGTGAAGACTGCTTCTTCAATACTTGTCATTGACACGAAGCAGTCCTTAGTCGTTAGGTCTGCTTCGTGCTAGGATCAAACATTGGAAGATCTTCAGATCTTCAGATGTGAAGAACGAGAAGCAGATGAGCATTAAAAAACACTATGATTTCTGATAGCACATAAGTACAACAGAATGTTATGAGGAATGTATGAGGAATGATGAAACGGTTGAGCTTAGCAAAGATATTTTGGAAAAAATGTCCAATGAGGCAGACGAGCTAATTCTGAAAGGTGACCGACTAGAGTTGTCAGAGTTTGCGAAAAAATTAACTGATAATTCATTCCATTTCGAAAGCATAATAAATGAATCGAGATTTTTATATATGCTGGGGAATTGTTATCAGGCTCTTTATAAACATAGAGAAATGGAGTGGTATTCTGACGACCTTAGCAAGGCTGTGATAGCTTTTAGAAAAGCTTTAAATATTATAAATAAATCAATAGATCCTAGCGAGGAGAACCTTTATTTTAAAAGTTGCGTTGAGACAAATCTTGCAAATTCATTAGGCGCTCAAGGGCGAACACTCTGCTGTATACCATTATGGGATAGGGCTATTAGTCAGCATAATCCCATTGCGATGATTTGTAAGGCGCAAAATGAACTATATTTAGCTAATGTTTTATATGATCCAGGTCATCAAGAATACCATCTGTTTGTCGCGTATAAACTTATCGTCCAAGGATTGAAATACAAAAGCCATTTATATGAAGAGCAGCAGGTTGCTTTTCATGAAGATGGTAATCTTCTGAGGTTCAAGCATTGGTTTGAAATTAATTTTACTGAATCGTCTTTCAATGATTTCGAGCAACAAAGTTACGATTTTGACTCAAGAAAGCAGAAATGCTATCTTGCATGGTGTGGAGAGAATAAACTTTTCATCAATGATTTAAATGACGTGCTTTGTTCTGAAGTTGTTTATCAAGATATAGTTACGCTACCTGGTTTTAGTTATGAATTGAATCAATCTTTATCCATGCATGAAGCATTAATGTACCATGGTAATTTTGATGAGTTAAAGAATGATTATTGTTATGCTCGTTATCTTTACTATACAGCCTTGAATATTCCACAGGATACAAATCATTTTTTTAACGACACATATCCTCACGTTGATGACATGTCATATTCATTAACAAATCTAAAAGCAAGTCATTATAAAAGTTCATTTAGAACCCTGTATTCATTATTTGATAAGATATCTTATTTTCTTCACAGGTTCTTAGAGCTAAATGATATCAAAGATGACAATAAGATATCCTTTGATGCAATATTTAGAGATATTTCAAAGAGAAAGTCATGGGTTCCTCACCCTCGATTGAAAATGAGTGAAAATAAGTTCATTCATGCATTGTTTTATATTTTAAAGGATATCAGAGATGTCAAGGATGCAACTCCCACAACTTGTTGGGTTGATCCTGATGCAAAATCATTTTCTGATATAAGAAATGCTATTGAGCATAGATCATTGAAGATAATCGACGACTTTGGATATACATTAACGCAATCAGATAACGAGCGTACTTCATCTCAATTAAAGGAATATATAACCGAAAAAGAACAATGTGAGTTGGAGTTAACGAAAATTTATCATGAAAGCAAGGGTGTTAAAAGTAAAGAATGTTCAAGTGATGTTGTGGAAATGGCTGAGAGGAAATCAGCATTAGAAATCAAGAAGAAAAAACTTGAGTCACTGATAGATGAGAAATATAGAATGTCAACACACTCTTTACTAATAACACTTGGAGAGTTTGAATCTAGGACTTTAACTATGATGAAACTTGCAAGAAATTCAATCATATATTTATCATTAGCAATTCATTTAGAAGAGCAAAGTAAACCACAATCAGACGGATTGGTAATGCCAACGGTTGTACCGTTAAGGTAATTTCTCTTTAGATTGAAATCAGTTGGTTAAATCATAAAGTCCGGATCTCACTCTTAGCAGACCATCTAATCAGATGATTTTCCCTGCATTCAGTGGTAAACGGCTTACCACGGGTAGACTCGGCGCTCACCTGCTATCCCCCCGATATGCGCCGATACTACCCACCCAATAGAACCCTAACCTTCACCCCGGTAACCCCCTTACCAGCTGCGCCAGGATCTCCCGTTTACCCGGTAGGCGGTTGCTTTGGTGGACCTGCTGCCAGGCGCGGCGCTGGGTTTGGGTTTTGTGCTGCAGCAGTAGCTCCACTTTTTTAGGCGGAATGCCGAGCAGGGCGGCGATTTCGTGGGCAGCGGTGTGGCGCAGGTGCAGCTGGTAAACCGCCGTGACGATGGTGCTGGAGTAGCTGCGGCGCAGGCCGATGTTAAAGCGCTGCGGTACTCGGCGCCGCTGGGCGGGGTCGCTCGGCACCGGCCGGGGGCAGGGTGTCCATGCTGCGCCGCTGCGGATGGTCGCGCGCTGGCGCATATGCCAGATAAGCAGGGCCGTGTGGTCGTAGTTATCGTCCGGGGTGTGCGACGTGGGGTAAATTAAGGGATCGTACAGTTCGTCGTCGTACTCGTCTTCTGGTGTGATATCTCTGGGTTTCATCCTGGGCTCCTTGTCGGTGGAAGGGGGCGTTACAGCAGGTGGATCAGCAGCAGGGCCAGCCCGGCGACGGTCAGGCAGGCCAGGAGAATGGGCCAGCCGTGGGGAGCGCCCGGTGGGTGGCGCAGCGCTTTTCCGCTGAGCTTGTAGCCATACAGGCCATTGATGGGGGGCGTTTTCATTATCGGCTCCGGTTAATGTGCAAGGGGGAGCCCCGGTGGTGGCCGGGGCGGGCACGGTCGCGTTCAGTCGCCGCGGTAAATTGCGCCGCCGGGGCCGCGTCGGTAGACGGGCGCGGTGTCCTGGGGGGATAACGGCGCAGACTGGGGCGCGGCCGTGGGATGTGAGGATCGCGGCCTGGGTGGGTAGAACGCCGCCGTCCGGTCGCGCAGGCGGTCGGCGGACCATTGGCGCCATGACTTACCATCAAACTGCGGGTTAGGCTGCCCGGTGCGTAGCAGGGGAAGCAGGGCGATGACGTCGGCGACGATGCGCTGGATCTGCCGTTGGCGCGCGCTGTCCGCGGTGGATTTTCGGTGATTTTCCATAGTGCGTTTGCTCCTGAATCAGGCGTATTCGGCGCGCAGATCGTCGAGTGCCAGGGTGAAGCGCTGCTGTTCGCCAGGCGGCAGGATCGCCTGGCGGTTTTTGACCAGATTTTCCAGCTGCTGAAAGGCGGCGCGATCACCGGAAGGCAGCGCATCGAACGCGGCCTCGATCTCCTGCACCGCCTTATAGCCGCTGCGCTTTTTCTGGGTTTTTCCGCGCAGTTCGAACAGCCGCTGGCTGCCCAGCGCCGCTTTATGCCGGGCGATGCGCTGCTCTACCTGGCGGATTTCCTCTAGCGTTTCTGCCTGTTCCAGTGCCTGGAGCAAGGCGTCGCCCAGCGTGGCGTCGTGACTGTCCGCTGGCACCTCCGGTTGCGCGTCGTTTGCTGAGTTGGCGCTGTCTACCAGATCGCTGATGGAGACGCTGGGGGTGATGTCTTTTTCTTCCCGCGCGATGGGATCTTCCAGCTCGTCGGTGGAGTAGACGCCCAGCAGCACGTCCGGGGTGTAGAGGCGGGCCCAGCGTTTGGCGGCCAGGTAGGCCAGCTGCTGTTTGGGATCGCTGGCCCATAGGGTGGAGTTGCGCACCTGGGCCTGGGAGAGCATCAGCACCAGTTCGCGCGGCGCGGTTTCACCGCGCAGGGTGGCCCAGACTTTAATCCCACAGCCTTTTTCATCGGCCAGCGTCCAGCCCGGCGCGATGTAGCTGTGGCCCTTGGCGGAGGTTTTCTCGGTAAATTTGCCGATCACGTTTTCCCAGGGGCCAAACCAGTCGTAGTGCAGGCGATCTTTGGTGGGCGACATGGTGGTGATGATGGCGTTGACCAGCTGTGCCTCGTAGCCCAGGGTGCCGCTGACGATATGGGTTTTCTGCGCCACGGCGAAGGGGTCCATGCCCCAGCGGGCGGCCTGCATGGTGACGGCCATGCAGGCATCGGGGTTTTTCTGGAAGTGGGTCGGCACCATGGCGCCGCTGCCGGCCATGACCCGGGAGAGGGTCATCAGGCGTTCGAACAGATCGCCGTTGGTCAGGATGGAGACATTATCGATCAGGGCGCTGTGGCTGTTGTCGGCGGTTTCCGTTTTCATATGGGGCTCCTTAGGCGGCCAGGTGCTGCAGGCGGCGTTGCTCGTAGTCGGTCAGTTCGTCGGTGATGACATCGACGATCGGGCCGGGCCAGTGGTTGCTGTCCAGCGCCTGGCGGATGGCGGCTAATTGGCGTTGGTATTCCAGTCGCCCCAGCGCCAGTTCATCTGGGGAGGCCTCGACCAAGGCCACCCAGTGGTAGCCCGGATCTTTGTTGACGAAAATCCAGAAAAACTGGTCGAGCATGGCGAGGTCGCAGTACATGCCGGCGCTGAGGTGGTAGTCCCGCTCGATGATTTCGCGGTGCAGGCGGGCGCGCAGGTTGTCCTGCTTGACGTAGCCGAGGCTGACGGACTTGAGATCCAGGCCGATGCGGGCGTGGCCGGTGTCGATTTCCACATCGGGACGTACGCGGATCTCCAGCCCGGTGTTGTCATCCAGCCCGAAGTAGCTGACCTCTGTTTCGCGCTGCGGGTGGCGCAGCAGGGGGCCGGCCAACGTATCGGCAAAGAGGGCATCGCAGATGGCGCGGCACAGGGTGTACTGCGCCTGACTGACCGGGATTTTCCCTGCGGCCTGGCGCTGCCAGTCGGCCAGGATCTCGTCGGCAAAGCGAGCGCCCGGCTGGATCTGGCGCAGGCTGTCCATCAGCTCCTCTTTTTTTCCGCTGGTGTTCAGCGGCTGGGGTTTCTGGCGCTCTGCCTCGACCGCGGCGGGGTCGATTTGCGCCAGCTGCTCCAGCAGCGCGTCGCGGCTGCCGCTGGTTTTTAGCGGCGCGGGCAGGCTGGCGTTGTAGGCCTTGAGGCACTTTTTGACGGCGGCGGCGCTGGCGCCCGCCGGCTGATCCAGCGTTTGAAACGCGGCGGGCAGCGCCGCATACAGCTGGGCGAGTTCGTCGGCACTGCCGCTGAGGGGCAGCGACGCGGGCAGCCCGGCATTGTGCGCCAGCAGACGCGCCTTGAGCTGATCGGTAGTGAGCGGGGCGGGTAAGGTGGCGTTATGGGCCTCGATGACTTTTTTCATCGACTCGCTGCTGGTGAATACGTCGGGCGGGAGCTGCGGCTCCAGGGCGTATTCGGCGGTAAATTTTTCCGGCTCCAGTGCCAGGGTGTGGATCAGGGAGCCGAGCAGCAGCGCCGGCGATGCCTCGCGCGGGATGGTTTTGGCGATGTGGCGGCCATGAAAATACATCAGGCTGATGCGGGCATCTTTGAGCATGGTACTGCTGATGCCGTTGGCCGCGTGGTAGTCCGCCGAGGAGAGCCCCGGATAGCGCCCCGGCTCAACGCGGGGTGGCGGCGCCGGCGGTGTTACCCCAGGCTCGTCCTGCTCCTGCTCCTGCTCCTGCTCCTGCTCCTGCTCCTGCTCCTGCTCCTGCTCCTGTTCCTGCTCCTGCGCGGTCGTGGGCACCGTATCGTTTGGGGCGGGCTCTGCGAGCAGCGTCGCCAGCGGTGAGGCGGCGAACAGGGCCGTCATGTCGTCGGGGGCCGGATTAAGGGGCGCGGCGGCGTCCGGCCGATCTTCTTGCGGGGGCGGCGCCCGGCGGGGCACCGGCTGAATGACGCCCAGATTTTCGCAGATAAAGCGCCGGGTGGCGCCCTCGTCCCAGGCGATGGACGCCGGCGCCGCTTGGATCATGGCAAAGATATAGTCCGGGTGGATTTCCAAGATCCCCGGGGTGTTGGCGAGCAGTTTGTACCAGATGGTCAGCGCTTTATCGCTATGCGCCATCAGCTGCTGTGCGCGGGCGACGATCGCCGGATCGGGGGTCAGCAGGTCGTAACCGTTGGCCGGCTGCAGGGCACAGGCGATGGTGTGGCGCAGGAACTCTGTATCAAAGGAGCGCCCCGGCGCCAGCATGACGGGGGTTCCCCGCGTTGCGCCGCTGGCGGTGGTGAGCGCCCCGGCCGCCATGCGCTGGCGGATAAAGGTCACCAGCTCTGGCCACTTGGGGATATTGTGGTTGTAGCGTTGCTGGATTTGCATGATCAGCGCATCCAGCCCGGCGGCATCCTGCTGCGCCAGTTCGTGGCATTTTCCGATGGCGACCGCCAGGTGGTAGTTGCTGGCGTAGATCTCGCCTTCGGCATCGAGAATTTCGAGGGCGGTGGGCAGATCGTCAAGGTAATAGTCGCGTGGGCCGTAGAGCTGTACCAGCGCCGCGCGCTGCTCAAGCGGCAGCTGCTGGAAGCTGAGTGGGGTATCGTCGGGCTCTGCAGGTGCCGATGGCGGCTGCGGTTCGCCTGACGGCGGCGCTGCCTTTGGGGGTGGCAGCGGCTCCTGACGGCGCACCCAGTTGTTATCCTCCATTTGGTAGTCGCGGCAGAAGTCGCTGCTGAGTACGTCTTCCGGTGGCAAATCATCGACCACCGGCAGATGGGTGCGCTGGGGGTTAAAGTAGTCGGCCTCATCCAGCCCGGCGGCGTCCAGCGCGATGCTGAGTTTGGAGCGGGCGATGCGTTCATTGTTGGCTGAGCACCAAAACATCATGTCCGGTTTGCCGGATTTTTTCTTGGCCTTGGTGAGAAATGCAAAGGTTTCAGGCATGGCGATGTTCTCCTGGCGAAAAGCAAAGAGGAAAGGGCGAAGCAAAGGGAAAAACAGCGTGCGGGTGACCGGACAGCGCTGGGGCTATCCGGCCTGGGGTAGGGATTAGTCGTCTGCGTGGCGGAAACGGCGTGCGTCTTCGGCCAGCTCGACCAAATCCCCGTCGCGGTCAAAGAAGGCGATGCGGATATCGTAGATCAAGGAGTAATAAAGGCTGCCGGACCTTTCCTGCAGGTTGAGCACCGGGGTTGCAAACACATGGCTGACGATAACCTTTTCGCCAATGTGCGGGCGTTTGGTGATACTGCCGATGTCCTCTTTTTTGGCCACCACATCGCCGACGGCGAAGGGGCGATCTGGTTTTTGCAGCAGAATGGCGACGGCGTTTTGCAGAGCTTCAATAGACATGATGGTTCTCCATGGTGTGGTAGGAATAGCCCGATAAGGCGGGGAGGGGGCTTGGGTTAATACGGCGGTGGGGTGTGATAATGGATCTGGCTTATGCCCGGCCTCTTTCTAAACCGGCCTGGCAGGCTGCGTCGAGTGCGTTCCTCAATTCACTGATCTTTATGGTTACGGCTTCATCGGGATTTCTGATTAAGAAGACATCATCTTTTCCGGTGAGCTTTTCCATCATTTCTCGCCGGAAATTGCGTAGGATTAGGCCATCCTCGTTTTGGCGAAAAATAGCGTTTTGCCTGGCGCAATATGTCACGATTTCTTCCCATCCGTTGATAGGTTGCATAGTGGGTCTCCTGAGCGTAGGTATACCGGGTGTGGTATGCAGACTTGCGGTGAGGCCGGTACGGCGGGGAACGCCGGCGCGGTGGTGTAATAACATACCCAGCTGCGGTCTGTGACTCACCGCCATGACGCCCGTTATGACAGTGCAGACCGCAGGTGGGTATGGTGATTTTAGTTAGGAATTATAATATTGATTATTATGTATTGCTTAATGAGTGGCTGTATGATAATAGTCGGCTTTGTACCAGAGGCGGGCAAAGCTGACATCACTACACACCAATCAACACTAATCAAGCCAGTCAATTGGTGATGGGAATAAGTTGTCAAAAGCTGTCGTATGCCACCAAAAAGTAGTCAAACAAGGCTATTGCGAAACTTGATAAATTGAGCGTTGTGAGGTACAAGCATAAATGCTTTTAGCAACTGAATAAAAAGTGTTACTTAAAAATGCTTATGGCATATTTGCCTCATTCTTTGGTATCACTTTAACAGCTAAGGACAACGATAAAATGGCAATGTTACAACAAGAATTGATAGTTCGTGGCGAGCAAGTTGAGCGAGTCTTCATCAATTATCAGGATAAAAAATACGTAGTTAACCGTCAGTATCAGCGTAAGCTGATTTGGACTATTGAAGAAAAACAGAGTTTTATAGATTCGGTAATTAAAGGTTTCCCTATACCTATCATATTGTTAGCAGAGCCTCTTGGACGAAACGACGGTACTCTAGAAATTATTGATGGTATGCAACGTATGAATGCCGTCATGTCTTTCATCACTAACGATTTCTCATTCGATGGCTGCTATTTTGATCTTAATACTTTTGCGACTACAAAAGACTTATTAGATCGTGGAGTTCTTGAGCAGAAGATGCCGGTGCTCGATCGAACGAAGTGCCTTGCAATTGCATCGTATCCTGTACCTCTTTCAATTTATGAAGCTGCTGAAAGAGAGTCAGTGGAAGAAGTATTCCGCCGCATCAACTCAGGTGGTCGTCAATTGTCACGGCAAGAGTTGCGAGCAGCTGGAGCAACTAACGCTTTCGCTGATTGTGTCCGAAAAATATCTGCAAGAGTTCGTGGTGATACATCGAATACAGATCTCTTATTATTAAGTGAAATGCAAAAAATTAGTATCACTAATAGGGAACTGCATTATGGTATAAATGCAGATAATGTTTTTTGGATTGCTAATGGAATTTTGACGAAGGAACAACTCCGTCAAAGTCGTGATGAAGAGTTGGTGGCGGACATACTTGCCTATATGGTTTCTGACAACCCGGTTGCATCGCGTACTGAACTTTTGGATGATTATTTTGGCGCAACATATCCAGAAACGATAACTAGCAAGGCAAGATTTGAAGCAATCGATCAAGCCGTCAGAAAGAGGAGTGTTGAGCTAGTTGATCTTGATTATCAACGAGTGCATGACACATTGATTCTACTTCTAAGTCAGGCTCAGGCAACTTTCTCTGGATTAATTTTCCCTACTGGAAATGGCAATCCAGTGCCTCGTTATTTTCAGGTGATTTTCCTCGCCCTTCATGATTTGATAATTAAAAAGAGTATGGTTATTTCTGATAGTGCAGGGCTTATTGCACGGTTAAGGGATTGTGGAAAGAATATTCAGGTTCAAGATGGTGGCCGATGGGGGGCTGATAATAGAAGCAGAATGATCGATTCTATTATTGGTTGGGTGCAAGGGTTTTTTGAAAACGATCACAACCCAGATCCAGCCAAAGTTCATTGGATAACTAAACTACAAAATTTGCTTATAAACTCAATTACAGAACAATCAGCCTACGATTTCAAACAAGGTTTCTATACGTTAGATCCTCAACCTTCTTTCGATGAAAATTCATTTGATAAAATAATGGAGACTTGTGCAGCTATTGCTAATATAGGAAAAGGACATAAAGGCTATGTGCTAGTAGGTGTAGCTGAAACGGCAAAGACAGCAGCTAGAGTATTAGAAGTGTTCGGAAGCAGTGCCATCTCTTATAATGGTTTCCATATAACTGGGGTCGATCATGAAGCTAATTTCGCTGGTAAAAACTTGGATCAAATGCTCCAAGATATCTCTGATAGAGTGGGGCGCTCAGGGCTTTCAGAACCATTAAGATCTTATATTTATAACCATATTAAATGCGTGCGTTATTATGATAAAACGGTTTTTGTTTTCGAGGTTGAAGGCCAGAGCTCTCCATCTCATTGGAACGGAAAATGGGTAGAGCGTCAAGGTGCACAAGTCAAAGACATACCTGCAGACAAACTGGGAGCATTATTTGAGCGTTTCAGATAAATATACTCAGCGTTATAGGATATCTTTAAGTTAATATATCATAAAAGGTCCGCTTGAACGGGCCTTTTATGTAAATCCCAAAGATTCGAATTAAATTATTAGAACTTAAATAAATATTGTTTATCTTCGAGTGCTACAGCCGTTATGAGCAACCGCTAACCACTGGAGATGGCGGCTACATTTTGGCATTTTAGCTAATATGTTGATATTCGCTTGCCGCTCTTAGCTGACATTTAGTTGCCCATAGTGACAGTTAATTGCACTCGCCATTGTCACGATACCCTATACAGTGCCACCCTTGCCAAACAGCAGTTATCCCAACTGGGTTGCGGCTGTTGACGCTCACCGGCGCACAGTACGATCACATCGATCCGATGCGATTCGCGCTTGCTGGCGATTTCTGCCCGGTTTAGGGCAGGGCGGTGCGCTAATTTTAAACCTAGCGCATGATCGATACGCGACTCGATCAGCTCGCGTTGGATGGCCTGAGCCTTGCGGCGTTCGTGGCGGCGCTGGCGTGCATTTTTCTGTGCAGGCCTGACGGAGTTTCCCTTGGTGATCGCGGCCATAATCCCTCCTGGATAGATGACGCTAACAACAGTGGATGACGGTGACTTAGGCGGTGTGGAGGAGACGGCATGATCCACACACCCCGAAGTCATCGGGAGTGGAGTCAGTGGGCGGTGCGTTGTCGGCACCTTCCGGAGAGCCGGGGGGGCTCGTTGGTTAAAGAGCAAAGAATCTATTCTAAAATACACATTGTATTGTTGTTTTTCAAATACAATATGATGATTTGATGGGGTTGTGTAATTTATTGAATGTAAATATTTTTAAGTCTTAGATCGGAGGATGTGAGGAAATAATGAATATAAAAAAGCAGAAAAGCCGGTAAGTACCGGCTTCTGTGGTGTTATATCGTTAACCTTAACAGAACGCTAGCGGATCTGTTGATTCGAGAATGAGACAGGCCCATAGGCTAATTTAAATTGAGGCGGGGTAAGTAACCCATTGTTTTTTAGTTCATTTATCATGGATTTTTGTTGCTGTGAGCTAACATACTCGGCTAGTTCTGCAACCTTTTCAACTAGCGATGTTTGCGTTGTCATAATGAATCTCCGCTCCTTTATGCGTCGATAATCTATCACTATTACCTAGCTGTGTCATCCTTGATTGTCTTGTTGCCTGTCCGCTTGGTCATCATTGGGAATTGATGTCAAGACTACAATCTCTTTTTGTGTCTTAAATCTAAACTCCGTCAACATCTTATCTAATTCTCTGATATCTTCAGATAATTTTATATTACTAGTATAGTCTTCAATTTGGAGGTTGAGATCTTTTTTGAGAGTTGCTAAGCCGATAGATCTACCATGAGAGTGCCAACGTTTGTTATCACTTAGAGCTATGGCTATTGCCTCTGCTCTAGCAATCTTTTCTTCTTGTGAGACACTTTCTTGAGAGGTTTTTTTAATATTCCAGTTGCTAAATTTATACTCAACAAGCCATTTTTTTAATAGATCTTTTGATAGTTCTCTTGCTTGCTCATAACGGCGAAGTTGTGCTAAATCTAGATTGTTCAGCATCATTAATTCGGCTTGAGTAACTGTTCCATCCCTTGATTTGTTGATTATTTCCTCAACCTTGTCTAGATAGCCTAAAGCGGGAACCCACTTACCTTCAGAGGATTGAACTTGTGGATCAATTGGGCCAAGAGATGAGGCATAATCCATAAAAATCTTATCACCTGACATGCACCATATTGTCCCTGCTGACATTGCGGAATCAGGTATTAAAAAGTAGACTTTTTGATAAAAATGCCTTGTTATTTCTACCATTTTTTCTACTGACTCAACAGAGCCACCACCTGTTGATAGAATAATTACAAGGGAGTTTTCTTGATGTTTCTTAGTCCCTAGGCCAATTCGTTCAATCTCGGGTTGGTAAATATGCTTTGCCCATTCAGTTATTCCTCCATAATATACGATGATGTCACTTTCAGGAAAGTGATTATTTTTAAACTCATTTATTCTATAGGAAATGAATCCTTCAAGTGCATTATCAAGATTGCTCAAAATGGTCACCTTTAGATAAATATTAGAGTTAATTTATATAATTAATTTCCATACGGATTTATTAAACGTTTTTAGTATTAAACATCTCTTCCGGCCATTGCGACATTACCACCTTGCCAATAACCTGGCAGCCATTCGCGCAGTTCAGCAGAGGGAACTGAGGGTTCAGTGGTTGCAGGTAGTTGATGCCCCCGTCGCGGATCAATCTTTTGAAGGTGAACTCATTGCCGTTCATCACGGCGATGCAGAAATCGTTGATCTCGACGTTTTGCGCGGGGTCTACCAGGATCAGCATTCCTTCTGGAAAGCTGGGGCTGGTGCCTGTGGGTGCGGTCATCGATGCTCCCTCTACGATTAACCAGAACGCCTTGTCGCTGGCGCGTTTAATCGTCTTTATCCGGCGCTTGGCGTCTTGCAGGGTATAGGCGTTATCTTCCGTGGTGAACTGACCCGCCTGCACCTTGCTGAGTAGGGGATAGGCGTACTCGGGTACGACCTTACGGGCGGGCGGAGGCGTCTCGCCGGCCATGCCGAAGGTGCCGTCGCTGTTTAGGGTAATGCCATCGATACCGAGATAGTTAAAAATCTTGGAGAGATCGGCGAGGCAGGGTTCTCTGCGACCGGTCAGCCAATGGCTCACCGCCCCTTTGGTAATCTCCAGCGACTCAGCAAGCTCTTCCTGAGTCATGTTGAGCGCCTTCATGCGCTCCTTTGCGATTTCATGCCATGTCGTTTTCATATCTTGATTATACATTTTGTATAGCACGCATAAACAAACATTATGTATCTTTTTGTTTGTCGCATCCAGATACGTCTTGTATACTGGTTGTCTTGGAGGTGCTTGATGAACCGAATCCGAGAAATTCGCAAACAGCTAGGACTGACCCAACGGAAACTCGCCGGTTTGGCGGGCTGTACGCCGGGGGCCATCGGCCATTATGAATTAGGGCGCCGGGCTATGAGTATCACTGTTTGTCAGAAAATCGTACTGATTTTTAATCAATTAGGGGCATCTGTCTCACTGGATGATGTCTTCCCGCAACGCATTACATAACAGCAATCCCTATCCTCGTTGGACGCTGTGGGGATAGTCCTTTAACCCGATTAAGGACTGACCTATGACCATACACCATCCCTCCCTTTCCCCGGCAGGGGCTCAGCTGGACATTCTGCGCCAGCAGCTGCTGGCCCGTAAACGGGTAGGTAAGCCCGGCCTGCCGCTGCACCTGCTGCGCGATGATCAGATCAAGACCCGCTGGACGGAGTCTGAGCTGGCGACCATTCGGGCGGCGTCCTCCGCCATGTCTTCCAATCCGGCCGTTGAAACCAATATCGCGGCGATCCGCGGTTTTCTGGCGATGTTTGCCGAGGCGCCGGAGATGCTGATCCATGTGCATCTGGCGCTGCGGGCCGCGGATATTCCGGCGCCGGACTGGCTGCCGCCGCTGCCGGTAGTGGATAGAGCGCCATCATGAAACGGCAGCAGAAACTGAACACCGCACAATCCGTGGCGCTGATTGCCGGGATTGTCGGTGAGAAGTTGGATTTGGCCGGGGAGGAGACCCGGCGTTTGGCCATCACAGGGGCTTTGCCGGGCGTGGCGCGGGCGTTTTTTTCGCGCGAATCGGGCGGTGTGGCCTCCGGCACAGGAGAGCAGGTATGGCATACAGTAACGCAGGACGACAGCCCCTTTTCCCGTTAACGCTGCCGCCGTCGGCGCCGGGAGGTGCCCGATGAGCTGGCCGCAGTTCATTCACGACAATATTCGGCGCCAACTGGTGGGCGAGGGCTTCGACGAGGCGCTGGCGCGCAAGGGGGCGGAGGCGGGCGTCGCGCACTATGTTGAGCATTCCACCCAGGCATCCCGCCCCGGCAAGCTCTTTGATGACTGCCTGCGGGTGGCGCGACGCTGGGTGGTGGCGTACGGCACCGTTCAGGAACGCAGTCAGCAGCGCCAGCAGCGCCTCGCCCGCTCGGCGAGCGCCCGGCGCTAAGGGGGAGGGATGAGCCTATCGCGCGCACGCTCTCTCACGCTGCATCACACGCTGGCGGGAGCCTCCCGCCGGCTTCAGGCGGTGTTTATCTTGCAGGCCACGCGGGCCTATGCCGAGTGCCGCCATGTCGCGGCGTCGGTTGACTGCGCCCGTCGTTTGGCGATGCGAATTTCCACAGTGACGAAAAACGGTTGGTGATCTATGAGCATGATGCTGATGGCGATGGCCATGAAAATTAAGACAGGGAATCCACTGCGCAAGCTGGTGCTGCTGAAGCTGGCCGATAACGCCAACGATCAGGGCGAGTGCTGGCCGTCGATCCCGTATCTGGCGGCGACCTGCGAGATGGCCGAGCGTTCGGTGCAGAACCATATCAAATGGCTGCATGAGCATGGTTTTTTGTGGGTGGAGCGGCGCAAGAGCAAAAATGGCGGCCACCAGTCGAATATTTACCATTTGACGCTGGAACGGCGGCTGCGTTCTCCGCTGGAGGAGGATGAAAATGACGAGCCGACGCCGGCCGAAAATCAGGAGAAAAAGGGCGCTGCGCAGGGGGCGGGATCGACCGGTGCAAATGGTGCGTCTTTGTCTGAGGTGCCAGTGCAACACATACGCCAGGGGTTGTCGTTTGACTCACTAGGGGTAGCGCAACCATTGCACCCAGAACCTATCATTAAGAACCTATCATTAGAACCTATACCCCCCTTACCCCCCAACAACCGCGAATTCGTTGAGCCCGACAAGGACAAAACCGAACGGGGAAAACCGGATTGGACAGCGCCCGATCGACACCATCGCGAGCTCGATAATCCTGAAGCCGATCACCCAGAACGGGAGAATCTTACTCGACGACCTGCTGAACGCATGGACTATGGCGCTTATCTGGCGGCCTACAACGAGCTGGTGGGCGATAGGCTACCCCATGCGGTGACCGTCAACGAGGAGCGTAAGCGTAAACTGCGTGCGTTGGTGAAGTCGTTGGCGACGCCGAATCTGGAGGGCTTCCGGGCCTATATCTCGGCGTTTCTCGACCATGCCAAGCCGTTTTACTTTGGCTGCGGTGATGCGGGCTGGATCGCCGATTTTGACTACCTGCTACGCCAAAAAACCTTGACCCGAGTACGGGAGGGCACGCTGTGAACGCCAACCTCCAGTACCTGGAATCCAGCGTGATCGGTGGCCTGCTGCTGGGCGGTCTGACACCGGCTGCGCAGGAGGTGCTGGCGTCGCTGGAGCCAGAGGCGTTTTCGATCCCGCTGTACCGGACGGTTTACCGGGTGATCCAGCGCCAGGCCAGAGCCCGCAACCTGATCGACTCGCTGATGGTGGCCGAGGAGTGTGGGGATGAACACTTTGCCGATGTGATGAGCACGGCCAAACACTGCCCCAGCGCCGCCAATCTGGCGGGCTATGCGGAAATGGTCAGCCAGGAGTATCAGCGCAGGCAGTTCGCCGTCACCCTGGATGGCATGCGTCGGGAAATCATCAGCGCCAGTATCGAGCAGGCCGGGCAGGCGATGGATACCCTGATGAGCCGCCTGTCGCTGATCCGCCGTCCCCGGCTGGAGCCTATCCCGGTGGTGCTGGGCGAGGTGATGGGAGATTTTACCGAGACGCTGGAGCGGCGTCTGAACAATGGGCTGGAGTCGGACACGCTTCGGCTGGGGATTGCGCCGCTGGATGAGGTGACCGGCGGGGTGAATCCGCAGGATCTGGTGATCGTTGCCGGGCGCCCGGGGATGGGTAAAACGTCGCTGGCCATGCGCATTGCCACGTCGGTGGCCGCCCGCACGTTACCCGGCACCTCACAGCGGCGTGGGGTGCTGATCTTCAGCCTGGAGATGGGCGCACAGCAGCTGGCCGAGCGGGGCATTGCCGCGGCCGGCGGGCTGGCGGTGTCGGTGCTGCGTAATCCGGCCACGCTGGACGACGAGGGCTGGGGGCGGGTATCGCAGGGCGTCGCGGCGCTGGATGGGCTGGATATCTGGATCGTCGATACCGCGCGTTTGAGCGTGGAGAAAATCCGCGCCATGGCCGAACGGCAAAAGCAGGCACACCCGACGCTGTCGCTGATCCTGGTGGACTATCTGGGGCTGATCGATAAACCGCGCGCCGAGCGCCACGATCTGGCCATCGCGCATATTTCCGGCAGCCTGAAGAGCATGGCGAAAGCGCTGGGGACGCCGGTGATTGCGCTGAGCCAGCTGTCCCGCGAGGTGGAAAAACGCCCCAACAAGCGGCCGGTCAGCGCCGATCTGCGTGACTCCGGCAGCATTGAGCAGGATGCCGACCTGATCGTCATGCTGTACCGCGACGTGATTTATCACCCCGATACCCCGGCCCGGCACCATGCGGAGCTGATCGTTACCAAAAGCCGCTTTGGTCAGGCCGGGGCGGTGGTTTACCAGCGTTTTATCAACGGTCATTTTGTGGAGTGCGACCAGGACGAGGCGCGGCGGCTGTGTACCCCGATGGATCAACCGCCGCTGGCATCGCGTTACCGCGGCGCCAGAGTGTGAGCGTAGCGGTGAGGCAGGGAGGAGAGACGATGAACCTGAAACCGGATGTCAGTTTTCAAGAGCGTGCCAGCATCAACAACGGGCTGCGGGCGCTGAGCCGTGAGCGGGGCTGCGTTGGCGGCAGCACCCAGATGAGCCGTGTGATCATCGTCGCCGCCGGCGCCGATTGGCACACGCTGCGCGGCCTGGAGCGTCGCCTGCTGCAGCTGTTCCCGCGGGAGGGGGATACTCAGGCGGCCATCAGCGCCCGGCTGCGGCAGGTCAGCGTGCTGCGCCACGGGCTGGTCAAGCAGGTGCGCAAGGTGCGCAATCCCGACAGCGGGAAAACGGTCTGGTTTTACCGCCTGGTGCCCGCCCGCCGCGACGGGGGTGTGTGATGGTGAAATTTTCGCCTGTGCGCCACGCTGCGGCGTTTTTAGGATATCAGCCATACCGACCCACGGCGTTGCTGTTCAATCGGCTTCTGAGCTGTGCTGAGGCGATTTTATGAGCAGCGTGCAGGGCAAGTCGCCGCGCCGCCATAAAGCCGAGGCGCTGGGCGTGCTGCTGCCGGGCGGCGGGATCCGCTATGCCACCGATCACGATCGTGACGTGATGCGGGCGGTGCCGGTCGGTACGCCGATTGCGCTGCAGCCGGTGGGCGACCGGCGCAACCTGAAGCACCACCGCAAATTTTTTAAGCTGCTGGCGCTGGGGATGCAGTACTGGGTTCCGGCGTGGGAGTTTGTCAGCCGTTCGGAAAGCTGGGTCGCCCATGCGGTGGCGCGGCGCATTGCCGAGGCGGCCGCCGATCCGGCGCTGTATGACAGCGTGACGCGGGAGATAGCCCAGGGGGTGCTGGCCCGGCTGGCGGAGAAGCGGCGCGGGCTGTTCGATGCCGAGGTGCTCAAAACCGAGGAGGCCTACCTGAACCATGTGATGACGCAGGCCGGCTTCTGTGATGTGAAGCCGGCGCCGGACGGCGGCACCTACCGCCAGCGCTGGAGCATTGCCTTTGCCAATATGGATCAGGCGACCTTTGACAGTATCTATCGTGGGGTGGCCGGGGTGATTTGGAATGAGACCCTGAGCCAGCATTTTGCCAGCGAGGCAGAAATGGCGCTGGCGGTGGATCAGCTGATGGCGTTTTAGTGATGAAAAAATCAGGCGCGTTTCGCAGCCGGGCGTGGCGGGAGTCGGCCCGGGGGCAGGGGTGTACCCTGCAAATTCCTGGGATTTGCAACGGTGATCCGCAGACGGTGGTGCTGTGCCATCTGCCCAGCCCGATGCATGGCATGGGGTACAAGTCGGATGATTTCTGGGCGGTGTATGGCTGTTCGGCCTGCCACGATGCGCTGGATGGCCGGGCACCCTATGACTGGCGACCCGGCGAGCGAGAGGAGGTGATGCTGGCGGCGCTGTATTGGACGCTGAGGGGGAGGGTGGGGGAGGTTTGAAATAGTGTTGGGATGGATGTCATCGTTTTGTTTGTAATCCAGATTAGAATCATAGCATAATTAATTAATAAGCGTGACATCTGGATTTTTTATGCGAAATATTAAGTGGCTAACCAACTCTATTAAAGTAAATGAAAAAATGATTTTTAATGTAATATTGTTTTTGATTGGGGGTGTTTTAGGGTTAACGGTCGGAGTTGGTTTTACAAGTAATAAGGCAGTGTCATGGACGGATGTTATGTCAGCATCATCCGCTGCGATGACAGCTATTATTGTCTATATGACATACTCAAAATGGCTGCTATCGAAGCAGCGTGATGATGCATATCAAGTTTCAAAAAATTATATTGACGCCCTCTCATCAATTCATATGGTGATTGACGATATGATTTTGTTGTATGATCAGGTTATACCGAAAGAGGGTAGTTTCGTGTATACTAAAGACCAGTCATTAAAAATGATTAGCGATGCAATGAAAGAAAATGAGAGGTTAAGACTGCTTCTCAAAACTCTTCATCATGAGCAGATTACCTTGAGTTTTTGGGGGGTGAGTTTAGCTATGGGGGAACAGGATTTATATAATAAAACAATTCAATCCATATCGAAAATCATAAGATATTCTAGTGTGTTAGATAGTAATGTACGCTATTGGCTTGTCGTTGATGACCAGAAGAGTAGCTTTATGTATGAGTCTTTTGCTCTTCTTGAGCTGGAAATTAACAATTGTAGAGATCTTATCACTAAAAGGTATGAGAAAAAATACCCTGATCTTTTCACATATAATTAATAGCAAGCGTGTCTATAGAAAAGAGAGAGTGAAACATAGCAATGGCTCTAAGCGAAACCATAAATTTGGTTTTATCTATGGTATTAGAGATGCCATTTGCTTAGGTTATTAATAACGATAATGTCTTAATGCTGGGGCTAAAATGGCAACTTTGAATAGTCTGTTAACGCAGCGTAGTCCTGAAAGTCGCGCGAAAATTGAAGCGCGGGCTGATGAATTGCGTCGAGAAGTATTGCTCCATCAGCTGAGAGAAGAACTGAGCACGCCACAGAGTGAATCGGTCTCCGTACCAGCAGTAAAAATATCTAATAGTGACAAGAGGTAATTTCTTCCGCCCCACCACTGAAAGGTGGAGCTGACGGCACATGGTAAGCCCTTAGCCGTGCTGCGCGTTATTTTCACGCACGATAGCCAAAATCGCGCCGCTGATCTTTGCCAGTGATTTAAAGCTGGGGTTCGTTGATGGCGATAGCGTTTTGTATGCACTGCTGCGGCTGGCAATCCCGGCCCTCTTGATGACGTCCGCGTGGCCCAGCTGCTCCGCGTATCAAAATATCCGGGCGCCCCTCGCTCATGGATTCCCAGGTGGCCTGGCGGAGGATCGCTTCTACATTTTCTGGCGTGAGTGAGCGTGAGGATGCCGATACCACCGCGCCTTTGCTCATGCGCCTAACCGTATCAGCAGAAAGCTCGGCATCTCCCCTGTTCAGCACGCCGCTGGCCGTCAGGGAGAAGCGGTTAACGTCGGCGATCGCAGAGAAGGGCGGTTTGCTGAACAGTGCGGCTAAATCAGCCCTGCCACGGAAGCCGTCGCTAAACTCGCCCTCGATAACATGGTCGCCGACCACATCCACATCAATAATTTTCAAGATAGCTGCCTCTTACAGTTTCCAAGGATGCATCCCATTAACCGCCATCTGCCACATAGCCAGCAGCCTGGTTTTATTGGCCTTGATATGTGACTCGGCCAGTTTCCTATTAAACACCCCCACAGACGTGGGGAAGACGTACTGTAGAAGATGTACCCCAGGTGGGCGCCGGAAACACCCCCACACACGTGGGGAAAACCTGGACATGGTGATAGCATCACTACTGATTAGGGAAACACCCCCACAGGCGTGGGGAAGACGCCTAACGGCTGCTCTCGATGGTAGCTCCCTCAGAAACACCCCCACAGGCGTGGGGAAAACTTGAGCTTCGTGAGCTGTCAGCACTGCAGCGTAGAAACACCCCCACAGGCGTGGGGAAAACGTCGCTCTTAACGTAAGCGCGGGCGCTGGTCAGGAAACACCCCCACAGGCGTGGGGAAAACCCCATTATATTGTTAAAGAACATACTAAACCAGCTACAGATTGTGGTTGGTTTACTGGTCGAATAGCCAGATGGGGCTCTGTATGGTCAGGCTAGAATGATTCATTGAATTCCTATGATTTGTAAGTAAAGTATCATAAATCGAAATTAGTTTTACCCGCGGCGTCGGGGGTATAGTCCGCTCAGGTGCTGAAAACACCTTACGAACGGCCTCCGCACCCGTCAGACATGCGGTTTTTTTATGGTCATTTTTCGGATATGGCCGAGTGTGGGCGAATACAATACCAGCGATGGGAATAAGCCCGCTTGCCTTCGTACAAGTTTTCAGCACTCGGCCACCCGAGCCGTTCGGGTATCCTCTGAAAAAGGATACGAAAATGACTACCTCTCAAACGTTGTTAAGCAGGGCCGTTCTTCCTGTCGTCACTATTCACGATGGCCGAGCTGTTACCACCTCAAAAGATGTCGCAAACTACTTCGGTAAAGAGCACCAAAAAGTAGTGCTTAAAATCTCATCCCTTGGTTGTTCTGAACAATTTTTAACCCGCAACTTTTCGCGGGTTAAATTTGAGCATAGGGGAAATACTTATGATGCCTACGAGATGACCAAGGACGGCTTCGTCTTTCTGGTCATGGGCTTCACCGGTAAGCGTGCCGCCGCGTTCAAAGAGGCCTATATCGCCGAGTTCAACCGCATGGAGAGGCAGCTGCTCGCCCGCCAGCAGGGCGCGTACTCAGCCCCTAAGCCACAGCCGCTCTCCGACGGGGAGATAAAAAACCTGAAATGGTTGATCGACTCCATCGTCAATCCGTTCCGGTTCCGCGCCGCCTGGAATCAGGGCGTCTGGTACGCGCTGCGTCAGGCCACCGGTGTGCCATCTCCATATCCCTTTACCGCCGCCGATTTGCCTGCACTGGCCCGCGAGCTGCAGCGCATCATGGAAATCAGCCATGAAACCCGCCGCCTAATCCAGCAGCTTGAAAAGCAGGTGCTTCAGCAGGTGGTGCGTAACCGTGGCGAA